GAGACAGCTTTCAGGGCGTGTTGAGGGGTCACGATGGTTCTACCGGCCGGTACATTTTCCGGTCCTGTGTTCCTGATGGCAATATCGATATTGCCAATGTGGCACCCGGAGAGGTGCTGAACCGGGCCTGGAGTTTCGCAGTAAACGAACCGCCTGACTTGCAGTCCCTACTAGGAGGTAATTAAGGATGGATAATCAAAAGGATAAGGATTTCCAGGAGCAGGATCAATCCCTGCTCCTGGCCAATGAAGATGATATTCTTCGAGGCCTTTTTGAAGCTCATAAGGACCAGGTCAATGAAGCTGTACCTGTAACTATCTCCCGGAAGGGTAAGGTCTATTTCAGCTTTAGGGTTCATGGGCTCCCGGAAGAAAAATACCAAGAGTGCAGACGAAAAGCAACCAGGTATGAAAAGAATAAAACTCTTGGTGCCATACTGCCCGTTGAAACCGATACCATTCGCTACCGCAGTATGCTAATCTATGAAGCCACAGCCCCCGAGGACAGGGCCAAACTTTGGGACAATAAAGAAGCATGGACCAAGCTAAATGTACTGAACGGCCTTGACCTCATTGATAAGGTGCTACTGGCTGGCGAGAAAGAAGAAGTGTTGGTCGTCATCGATGAGTTGAGTGGATACAAGGATAAAGATGATGAAGTTGTTAAGGAACCCGAACAAAGGCAGGTTGAACTGGCAAAAAACTAATTCAGGCCGGCGGGAAGGCCTGTTTATTGCACCACATATTTTTGCAAACAGGAAGGTTTCCGGATGAGGTGATGGCTAAACCGCCAGGCGTTCGGGCCTTTTGCTTTGCATCAATAGGCATAGCTTTAGAAGGAGCAACCGGAACGCCGGAAGGGGTGAGTACTGATGCCGCAGGAACAATATAGAATTGAAGTTGATGTTATAGCACAAGATCATACAAACCCCGGAATGGAACGGGCGCAACAACGGATTACTCGGTTTGAAAAAGCAATGGCCCGGACAACTCAGAATTTAAGTCAGTTGGCAGGGGGTTCCCGCCAGGCCAAAGGACACATGGACCATCTAAGCAATTCGACTGAACGAGCCGGTCAAGCTGCCGGAAGAACTCAGGGCAGGGTGGCTAACCTTGCTGGTGCCATTACTACTCTTGGTCACAAAGCTCACGGGGCGGCCAGTGGTATGACACATTTAGGGTACTCTGCCAATAGTGCTCACGGAGGGCTATGGCAGACTTACAAGATGATGCTTCAAATGAGTATCGTCATGGGGATGCTAACGGCTTCCACTCTCCCGTTTGTTGGCTCCATAAAGAGCCTTCAACTTGCCGGTGAGATGGACAGGGCGAGACGTTCAATTGAGTTTTATTCCGGAGCTGTTGAGCAAGGTAGAAAGAATTTTGAGGATTTGGTCAATTTTGCTGTGAAATCGCCCATTTATGAGGTGCCTTTCGTTACCAAAACCGCTGGGCAACTATTAGCAACCGGAAAAGGTATTGGATTTGCAAAACGATCCCTGCAGGCCTTTGGTAATGCGGCTATGTACACCGGGGCAAGTTTATCACAGCTAGAATTAGCCTTCTACGGATTTAAACAGATATCTGCTGTTGGAACCTTATCAATGGAAGAGCTGAAGCAAGTTACAGAAAACCTTAACGTACCCTTAGCCTGGATAGCCGAAGAGCTTGGTGTTAGCCAGAAGGAACTCAAAGATATTGGTAAGATGGGCATTCCAGCCCAGAAAGCCATGGAAGCGATAATCAGAACCCTGGAAAAGCGCTTCCCTCTAAAGGATTTTAACAGCGATTTACTAGCGCTTACATCCAATGTGAAAGAATCTGGGCGAGTATTGCTTTGGTCTTTCGGCGAAGGTATGATGGGGCCGGTTGTACGTATCCTGCAAGATTTGGCTAATGAATTGGATCCAACCAGTAAAGGCTTTAAGGACTTTGCGGCACAGTTAAAAAGTGCAGGACAAACTGTGGGGGAAGATTTAGAGAGACTTTATAAGAAAATTAAAGACTTTCTAAAACAATTTGATCAGGGCGAACTGGCCAAAATGGGTTTTGGTGACAAGTTAATCTATGGTATTGAACACGGCCTGGATCAGGTAAGTACATGGCTAGCCGGACCCGGCGGAAAGAAAGTACAGGATTTATTTATCCAGGTTGCTCAAATCGGCGGGGAAGCGTGGTTAAGAGCCCTCGGTGGAATGGTTGAAGGCTCCGCCAAGGCGTTAGCGGAGGGCAATGTTTTAGGTAGTGCCGGTCTGTTGGGTGGCGCTGCTTTACTTGGCGGGGGGGCCTTGGTAGGAGGAGCAATCCGGGGAGCAAAGTGGCTGTGGAACGTCGGAAAGTCGTTGTTTGGCAAAGGCGGAAGTGCAGCAGCTGGTGGCGGATCATCGGCAGCGATTAAAGCGGCGGCAGAAGCAGCGGAGAGAATTCCTATCTACGGTGCAAATGGCCAGATAATATCATCAGTAAGTAAAGTTGCACCTGAAGTCGCTACTGCAGGAGTCGCATCAGGTGGTGTTGGCAGAGGTGCACTTAGAGGCGCTGGGAGAGTGGTAATACCCGCGGCACTGGCTTACGATGCCTATAACATCTATAGCGCAGCACCGGGCAAAGAGAAAGGTAAGGCTATCGGTGGTGCTGTTGGTGGCTGGGGCGGTTTTGCCGGCGGAGCCCTGGCCGGCGGAGCTGCTGGCTCTGCTTTCCCCGGAGTTGGTAATGCAGTTGGAGCTATAATCGGGGGTATTCTAGGAGCTGTCGGAGGCAGTGTTGGTGGGGAGTATGCGGGGGCTCATATATTCGGGGGTCCAAGTAAAAAAGAAACTGTTGCCAATGCAGTTCGTAGCTCTTCGCTGGGAAACTTAGGATTTAATAAACCTATTTACTCAGCGATACCGCTTCAAGTTCAGAAACAGCAACCCATTGTTCAAGTAACTATACAAAGTCAGCCTAAGTATGAGATTAAAGCAGCTGCAGATGCTAGCCAGGTTATGGGGATTATACGTCAGCACCAAACATCCATAGCGGACCAGTTGGCTGACGAGATAGGTCTAGCGTTGAGTTATTCATTCAAGAATATGCCGGTTGTACCGGCAGGATAAAAAATGGCAAAATTTGCAGGAATAAACGAATGATTTATAGAACACCTCTGTAACTATAATGTGGAGGTGTTCTTTGTGACTAATGAAGAAAAGAAAGCATGGGTATTTGTTGCGGGTTTTATTATAGTCGTAGTTCTTGCAATTCTCGGAGTGGCTAATATGAATGAGCCGACAAGCCAACCCTCGGATACAACAGCTCAAACACCGGCCACAAATGAACCTGAGAAAAAAGAAGGCGAAGCTAAAAAAGACGAAGAAGTTAAAAAGGAGCTAGACCCCTATGCCACGAAGACTTTCAAAGAGTTTATGTTAAACGGCTATGGCGGTTTTGGCGATAAAGAGCTTGAATATAGTTGGTATAATTTTATCACTGATATTAAGGTCTCCCCTAATCAAGTGGGCGTTATAAAAACATCACTTCCTAGTAACTATGACGAAGAAAGCAAAAGCGTTGCAAAGATAATTGCCAATGCAGCTATTTTAGTTAATCTCGATAAAAAGATCCGGTTAGATTCAGTTGTCATAAAAGATCGTAACGGTTATGTAATTACTATTAAAGAAAATACAATAAACCCATAACGACCCCCGTTTATAACAAAGACACCTGTTCCAAGGTGTCTTTTCTTATGGAGGTGAACCCTGTGGAATTCTACCTTACTTCAAAGCGAACCGGTGCCAAGATACACTTACCGATGAACCCGGAAAGGGTGACGGCCAGAACCGGCGCCAGCATGCGCACCTTCGAAGTAATTGAATTGGGTGAAATCAAGTTTCCCAAGGGGAAGATACCCGCCGCTATCTCATGGGAAGGAGTATTCCCGGGGGCGGCCCGAAGAAACATTCCTTTCGTAAAAAACTGGCGAGATCCCACCGAACTGGTCAACGTTCTTCAGGAATTCCGCGATACCGGGGAACGGGTGCAATTATTGATTACAGGTACACCGCTTAACCTGGAGGTATACATCGAGACTTTTGAGCACACCTGGGGCGGAGGTTTTGGTGATTGCGCTTACACATTAAGCCTCGTTCAAGCCAGGGAACTTAAGGTTTATACCGAGTCCGAATGGAAACGGTTGAGCAAAGAACAGACATTCACCGCAACCATGCCGGCTAGAACCAGGTCAGTGCCATCGCCACCTAAGACCTACACGGTTAAATCTGGGGACAGCCTGTTTCTAATTGCAAAGAAAACTCTAGGGAGCGGGACAGCCTGGCGCAAGATTTATGACGTTCCGGCAAACAGAAAAATCATCGGACCGAACCCTAACCTAATTCAACCGGGTCAGGTGCTTCAGATACCGGGTGGTGAGGGTAAATGATTGATTTGACTCAGACCAGGTATGTCCTTGTGTTATTGACTCCGCAAGGTGAAAAGCTCTATCTAAACGAGGTTACACAGGGCCTTCAATGGGAAGAGCCGCCCGATGAGCTTTCAGTTAGGCTAACCGTAGAAGTTCAAAATCAAAAGACACGGTATGGATGGCTGCATAAACTGTTTCCTATGGCCGGGCGTCTTTTTTTATTAGCCGATTGGGGCGAAGGTTGGAAGGAAGTTTGGCGGGGTACTGTTTTTGACCGGGATAACAGGACAGACCCGCTAGGGCATTTTATGGTAACCGCCTATGACTTCTTGTTCTACCTAAAGAGCAAGGATAATCGGTACTACAAGAGCGGTACTAAGGGGCGAACCATCCTGACTGATGTAGCTAACGCCTGGAAGATACCGCTGGGCAAAGTAGAGGGCCCGGATGCAGCCTTGGCTAAACAGGTAATGAAAAATCAGCAGATTAATAGCTTTATTCTGGATATTTTAGACCAGAGCAAAAAGAAGGGTGCCGGTAAGTTTATAGTACGGGCCAACGCGGGGAAGATGGATATAGTGAAGGTTGGCGGGAACAGCCCTATTTACCACTTTGGGGCCACTGCGAATGTGAAAGTCGTAAGTGACCGGGAGAGCATTGAGGACCTGGTAACCAGGGTTAAAATCGTTGGTTCCGAGGACAGGAACAAGAAAGCCTCTGTCGTGGCCACAATTGATGGTAGGACTGAATTCGGAGTGCTTCAGGAAATTGTCACAAAAGAGAAGAATGAAACACCTGCAGCGGCTAAGCAGGCGGCCCAGGAGATTCTCAGCGAACGGGGCAAGCCCAAGAAAACCCGCCGGGTGGAGGCACCTGACCTTCCATTCTTGAGAAAAGGGGACAAGGTGCACATCAC